GAAGATCACCGGACGCCTGAAAGAGCGCTTCCTGATTTGCAACCTGATCGAGCCGGACCGCTACAACGAAATCAAAGCCGACGACCTCACCGCCAAGTTGCGCCTGTTTAAAGGATTCAACTACCGCTCCATCTACTGGATTGAAGGCCTCAAGGACGAGCGAGAAGGCATCATCCGCGTGTCCGGCTATGAACGCAACCCGATCATCTGCTGCCGCATGGACCGCGAATACGGCGACGTCTACGGACTCGGACGCGGACACGAAGCACTCCCGATGATGAAGGGCCTGCAGGCCGTTGTCTACGATTCGCTCCAGATGTCATCCCACGCAGCGGAACCGCCCGTCCACGCCACCTCCGACTACGCCAACACCAGCATCAACCTTGACCGCGGCGGAGTTAACATCGCCGGACCCAGCAACGGAGAGGACAGCTTCATCAAGAAGATCGACCTCGGAGCATCCGACGGAGTCAAGATCTGCGAATACAACCAGGGCAAGCTCGAGGACGCCATCGCTAAAGCATTTTATAACGACATCTTCTCGGCCATCAGCATGGTGGACCGCGGCAAGATGACCGCAGCCGAAGTCTACCAGCGCACCGGCGAAAGCCTGCTGATGCTCGGCCCCGTCCTCTCCAGCATTGACGACGAGTTTCTCGACCCCTTCATCAATCTGGTCAGCCACTACGCCCTCAAGGCAGGCAAGATCGAACAGCCCATCGACCAGGCGCAGGAGATCAGCAACACCGCCATCGAGTACATCAGCTCCGTCCACTTGGCACAGAAGGCCAGCGAGCTGGGCGTGATCGACAGATTCGTCTCTTTCAGTGCGAACCTCGCATCCGTCCGCCCGGAAACCCTCGACAACCTCGACGCCGACGCCACCCAGCGCCTCTATGGCGACATGCTGGGTGTCCCCGAGGTCTGCCTGGTCAACAAGGATACCGTCAAATCTTCACGCGCCAAACGCGCCAACGCAGCAGCGGCACAGATGCAGCAGGAGCAGCAGCTCAAGGCAACCGAAACCATGGCTAAGGTCGGCGCCGTACCGACCCAAGGGACCGTAGCCGGAGCACTGGCTGGAGTAGGAATGTAACATGAGCGCAACCAAGACATACCTCCAGGAACATGAACCGGCGGCGATCCGGGAGGAACGCGAACGCCGCGAAGCCGAGACCGCCCTCGCCACCGCCAACCGCAACATCGACGGACGCGAGATCCTCGACGGACAGAAGTCAGCCGTCCCCCTGCTGGCAGACCTGTGCAGGCGCATGGGCTACATTGGCGGCGTCCGTGGACGCTGTGACGATTTCAACCAGGGCGTACTCTTCGCAGCCCACCTGATAGTGGACTCCCTGGGCGCGGACAACCGCGAACGCTTCATCGCCTTAATCGCCTCGAGTGAGGCCAAGGCACGTACAACAACCAAGTAGGATAACAGGATATGAACAATGCAGACACTACTCAAGCCCCTGCAGCCGCTTCTGCGGCTGGCGCAGTCGATACTACGCCCGCTCCAGCAGCAACCCAAACCCCAGCCACAACCGCTACCCCTGAAACCAAAGAAGCCGGGACCCCTACAAATGCAGGAACTGATACGACAAGCGCGATCGGAGATGTCACAAAGGCACCTGACGCGGCAGGAAAAGCGGAAGGCGTACCGGGAGCTGGACAACCTGGAGCGAAAAAACCAGAAGGCGATCCAGCAGATGCAGGCGCAGATGGCAAGCCGGTAACCCCGGAGGACTACGCCAAAGCCGTCACCCTCGGCGACGCCGAAGACCTCAAGGGCATGCAGCTCAACCCGGAGATCCTCGGAGCCATCGTCCCCAAGGCCATCGAACTCGGCGTCAAGCCGGAGGCCCTGAGCACACTCGCCCAGGAACTCACCCGCCAGCTCGCCGCCCAGCAAACGAAGATCGCCCAGCAGGAGCAGGCCAAGTTTAAACAGGACTTCACGGAACGCAAGCAGAAGGCTCTCGACTTCCTCGGAACCGACGGCCTTCCGATGGTCCAGAAGGCGCTCGCGCCCTACGTGAAGCCCGGAACATTCCTCAAGGAGATGATCGACCTCGGCCTCGGCAATGATGTCGACTTCCTGGCCATGTGCCGGGACTTTGGAAAATTGATCACACCGGACAAGGCAACCGGCGCAGACGCAGCAGGCGCAGGAGCACCCGGTGGAGCATACGATTGGAGGGACCATATCGTCTAGCCGAGTGGTTAGATGTGCGGACCTCGATAACAACGCGGCCAAGCCGCAGAGACAAGGAGCCACACCATGGCAACTAAGGGTAACAAGATGATCACCCTTCGCGACGTGAAAAGCGGCATTCTTCCGGATGGAAGTTTTGACCGCGCTATCGTCGAGATGATGCACGACGAGTGTCCTGCATTGCGTGACATTCCGTTTATGGAATGCAACGACGGGTCCCAGCACATCACCACCATCCGCACAGGCCTGCCCGCAGCAGTCTGGACGGAGTTCTATAAAGGCGTCCCCGCCTCGAAGAGCTCGAAGAAACAAGTGATCAACGCGACCGGCAAGCTCGGCGCCAAGGTCATCTTTGACTACGCGCTGTTTGAGAAGGAACAGGCAGCCGGCACCGGGAATCAGTTTGTCGCAGACGAGATCAGCGCGAACGGCGAAGCCCTCGGGCAGGCCGCGAGCACGGCACTCTTCTACGGCGACGTGAAGGATGATCCCCGCGGCATTAACGGATTCTTCAAGAGCTACGCCGCCTACGGCACAATCGCCACGAGCGACCGCCTGATCGGCCACTACGTGATCAACGGCAAAGGAACGGACGCATCGACCGCAGCCCTCCGCTCGATCCAGCTCGTCGGCTGGGGCTCCCGCTCCATGTTCGGTATCGTTCCCAAGGGAATGAGCGCAGGCCTCAAGAAGGGTGCCGTCGAGACCCAGCAGCTCCCCGACGATGACTCCAACCTGTACAAGGCTGGCATCATCGACCTGAGCTACCACCTCGGCCTGGTCATTAAGGACTTCCGGTACGGCTGCCGTATCGCGAACATCCAGCTCGACAAGTGGGACGCCACCGGCGCACCCGACTACTTCGACCTGCTGACCAGCGCCAAGGTCCGCGCCAAGACAGGCGGCGACGTCAAGCGTTGCTGGTACATGTCCAAGACCACGTGGGAAGTGATCGCCCGCTCGCTCGGGAAGACGACCCGCGCCAACGCCTTCACGTATGGCGACGTCAACGCCAGCGTGCCGGATACCCTCCTGGGCATCCCGGTAGCCGTCGACGACAGTCTCGAAGTCAACGAGACCGCAGTCGCGTCAATCTAACCTGCAAGGGGGTGCCAAAACCACCCCCGAGCAACTAAAGAAAGAGGAAACTCAAATGTTGAAATCACTGCAAGACACATTCTGCACGGCCAAGGCACTGACCAACGGCACGACGGAATCATCCGTGACGACCTACAGCACGGACATCCTGGACTTCGGCGCCCACGGCGACGACCTCCTGTACAAGTTGTTCCTGATCATCCAGTGCACGACAGCAATGGCCAGCGTCACCGACAAGCCCTGCGGCGTCAGCATCTACTGGCAGACATCTGCCGCAGAAGATATGTCCAACCCTGTGGAAACACTGCTCACGCCCACGGCGCTAGCAGATGCAGACCTCACGGCCAAGGCATTTGTGATCAAGAACGCACCGCTGCCCAAGAGCCTGCTGCGTTACAACCGCCTGAAATTCGTCCTGATTCCAGACGATCCAGGTGGAACGGAAACCTACCCGACCACGCCTCCCGCGTTTACCGCCTTCCTGACGGATAACCGCGAAGAGCCGCTCGCGTAAGCAAGCCCAACCCGATGCCCTGCGGTGCCACATACACCGCAGGGCGTCCTCCAGGAGCACACAACCATGAAGATGATCTGCCAAGCAACCTGCCAATTCAGAGGCGTAACCCGCAACGGAGCAATCCTCGATATCGAAGGAGCCGAGCTTGAACTCCCTATCGTCAAGCACAACTTCGTCCCGGCGCAGCCGGATGCCAAACTTCCCCCCGTCCTGAAATTCTCGAACGGCACCCCGATCAAGAAGGAAGGCGAAGCCATCCCGCCCGTAGCCACCGGCACGATCAAGCCAGAGGCAGATCAATCAGCGGAACCGGCAGGCCTGACCAACGGCGTACCCAAACCGGAAGTGACACCCCTGCCAGAAGTACCGCCACTCCCAGGGAACTCAGGCGACGCCCCGCCACCGGCGGATGAACCGCCCCCAGGAGATCCACCCCCACCTCCCGCTCTGGACTTTCAAACCATGACCGTGGACCAGCTCAAGAAGCATTTGGACTCCGTCGGCGCAAAGTACAC